ATACACCACATGAACCCAATGACGGTTGCTGATATTTCGAGTGGAGACTCGAGCATCCTCGACCCAGAGTTTTTGATCGCAGTCGCACATCAGACCCACAATGCCATTCACTACGGCGACGAGAGACTACTTCCCCGGCCGCTCGTTGAACGTCGTGCTGGCGATACGAAATTGTGGTAATCGAAGGAGGAACAATGGACAACCCGGCAAACAATGAAGACCCGGTTCAGAACGAGGAAGTTAGTCCGGGTGTGACGCCGATCCACGACGAAGCCGCCAAGGCTTTCGAAGAGGAGAACGCGGCTCGCTTGAAGCAGGCTGAAGAGAGCGGCGCTCTGGTCAACGATGACGACGACAAGGACGAAGCTTCGGCCACGGCTCACAACGTCTTCGAACAGACCACCTACACTGGCGAATCCGTCCCCACTGCTGGGGAGCTCGCTGCCGAGACGACATACGAGGGTGGCTGCGCGTCGTGAGCGTCTCTCAGAACGGTTGGCCCGCCAGTACTAACAGGGCTGCGATCGGGATCGTCACACCGAAGTTGCCAAACGGTGTGGATTTTCCGAACGGCGTCAAGGGCGGTGATGTTGAGACCGTTCTGATGTACGTCGCTTCGGAATTCAACCGGACGGTTGAGCAACTTCGTGACGGGTGGTGCTGGGGATACGCCTACAAGACTATCGAAGGTGGGAATACCCTCAGCAACCACTCTTCCGGCACGGCAATCGACCTCAATGCGCCCAATCATCCGATGGGGAAGTCGGACACGTTCAATGCGGCGCAGCGTGAGGCAATTCGACGCATCCTGAACGCTTGCGAAGGCGTTGTGCGTTGGGGCGGGAACTACACCGGTCGCAAAGACGACATGCATTTCGAGATCAATGGGAATGCTGCCGCCGTGGCCCGAGTGGCTGCTAAGATTCGAGCAACTCAGGTTCCTCAGGTCCCTGTTGCATTCAAACAGTTGGTCGTTGATGGTGAATTGGGGCCGAAAACGATCGCTCGCTGGCAGCAGGTCATGGGTACCAAAGTTGACGGTGTCATCAGCAACCCGAGCGAACTTGTCAAGGCGGTTCAGCGTCGTCTGAAGGCTACGGTCGATGGCAGTCTGGTCGTCGACGGCAAGGGCATCGTGCAGGACGGAAAGCCATACAAGACGGTTGGCGCACTTCAGCGATACTTGAAGTCTCCTGTTGATATGCGAATGTCCACGCCCAAGTCTCAGGTCGTCATGGCTCTGCAACGTCGTCTGAACGAGAATCGGTTCTAGTTCTGTCAAGGGAGGTGTCTCCACGTGGCCACGAGCATCCTCACCAGCACGAAGAAGACTCTGGGTATTGATGAAAGTTATACGGCGTTCGATATGGACATCGTGCTACACATCAACTCAGTTTTCGCAACACTTCAGCAGCTGGGGATCGGTCCGGAGAACGGATTTGCGATCGAGGATGAAACGCCCACGTGGGACGCCTTCCTTGGGACGGATCCTCGGTTGAACAATGTCAAATCGTACATATATCTTCGTGTACGAATGCTTTTCGATCCACCTACTCTGTCATATTTGATCGACGCCATGAAAGAACAAATCAAAGAACTTGAATGGCGTATGAATGTTTACAGAGAAGAGACGGGTTGGACCGATCCTGATCCAGATCCTATTTTGGAAAGCATTCTTGATGGTGGAGCACCTTAGGAGGAACTTTGTTGTACACATTCAAGTTCCGCCGGGGTCCCGCTGCGGAATGGACTACCGACAACCCCATCTTGCATGCAGGCGAACCTGGGGTTGAGCTCGACACCATGAAGTTCAAGATCGGCGATGGTGTCCATGCTTGGGCTGATCTAGAATATTTCAGCAACGACTCACTGATTGCCATCATGATCGAAGAAGCAATTGCTGACGCAACTTTCGAAGGCGTACCAGGCCCAGCTGGTCCCGAAGGTGATTCCGCTTACGAAGTTGCTGTCAGTAATGGCTTCGTTGGTAATGAAGCTGCTTGGCTTGCATCTCTTGTTGGAGCAACTGGTGCTACTGGACCTGCTGGCGCTACTGGTGCTACTGGAGCAACTGGGCCGACTGGAGCAACTGGTGCGACTGGTGCTACGGGTCCCCAAGGTGATCCAGGTCCTACTGGATCCGCAGGAGCGGATGGAGATTCTGCCTACGAAGTCGCTGTGGCAAATGGCTTTGTCGGAACAGAATCCGCTTGGCTCGCCTCTCTTGTTGGAGCCACAGGAGCAACCGGTGCTACAGGTTCAACAGGCGCCACCGGAGCTACGGGTCCGGCAGGTGCAGACGGTGACTCTGCCTACGAAGTCGCTGTAAATAATGGTTTCGTAGGTACCGAGGAAGAATGGCTCGATTCTCTGGTTGGTCCTCAGGGCGCAACGGGAGCAACAGGATCCACTGGTTCCACAGGAGCAACAGGCGCCGCGGGTGCAGATGGCGATTCTGCTTATCAAATTGCTCTCGATAACGGCTTCGTTGGTACAGAAGCTGAATGGCTCGATTCCCTTGTTGGTCCAGAAGGTCCTGAGGGCCCACAAGGTGATACTGGTGCAACTGGATCCACGGGTGCAACAGGACCAGCTGGCCCCGCGGGCGGTATCACTCCACTCTCGGGTAAGTGGTCTACCATTCCATTTGGTCCAGTTGGATCAACTCTTACCCTCGGAACCAATTCAGAATTTTGCGTGCCTCTCCCGATAGCAGCCAACGGTGCAATTACGGATATTTCAATAGATGTAGCGACTGCTGCCGGTGCTGGCGGAAAGGTACGTCTAGGTATTCGACTCGGAAACTCCAACAACCGCCCTGGCGCCTCAAGCTTGTCGCAAGATTATGGACAGGTGTTCGATAGCACAACTACCGGCGTGAAAACGTATACGCTGCCATCGGCGTATAGTGTTACCGCAGGAACAGTTATTTGGATTACGGTAACAGGTCAAGTTGCTGGGTGTAGCCTGCGTTCAATCGGTGCAACGAATCCTTATACATACGCGAACAGTGCGCCGAGTGGTACAGGAAACGTCGGTTCTATCGTGCAAACTGGCGTCAGTGGGGCACTACCAAGCAACTTTACATTCAATACGGATGACATTGGTGCTCGCGTTGGTATCAAGTGGCAGTAAGGAGGTGTATCAATGAGTCAAGTTGTTATCGTGGCAATTCCGAACAAGGATGACTATGTTTGGAACATCTCCAGCGACAAAGTGCCACATATGACACTGATGAACCTGGGCGACGATGTCAAGAAATTGAATGTATTCGAAATTACCAATTTTCTTGATCACGTCGTTAAAACATCTATGCATAGATTTGGTATGGATGTCGATCGTCGGGGTGAACTCGGTGACAAGAAGGCGGATGTTCTTTTCTTCGGGAAACACAATCTCGAAATGTTGAAGAATATTCGTGGTTATCTTCTTGCCAACTCCGAAATTAACAAGGCATATCATTCGACCGAACAATTCCCAACATTCGTGCCACATCTCACGCTTGGATATCCGGATAAGCCCGCAAAGAAGGATGCGCGGAATTATCCAGGAACAAGTTGGGTGAACTTCGATCGAATTGCTTTGTGGACTGGAGATTTCGAAGGTCCTGAATACGAACTTCTAACTGAAGAAAGCCGTGAGATGAGCATGTCTGATCCTGTGGCGAATTTCCTCGCTCATTTCGGCGTGAAGGGCATGCGATGGGGCGTCCGCAAAACATCATCGGGTGGAAGTTCTGGGACGGCTTCGACAGATGCTCAAGACGCCGATCGTTCTCGAGCGAAAATCAAAGTTGGCGGAACACACGCGCTCACAACCAAAGAACTTCAGTCTTTGGTAACTCGAATGAATCTCGAGCGACAGTATTCCACGCTCATCGCGAGTCAACCGACCACGTTGAGTCGAGGCCATGATCACGTTCGAACGGCACTGGGTCTTGCGAATACCGGAGTTCAGGTCTTCAACCTTGCCAACAGTGCCGCGGCTAAAGCCGGCTTTGCTCTCGTCAAAACCGCTCTAGCAAAAGCGTAGAAAGGAGGGTTGACGATAGTGTTGTCGAATAAAGCGACGCCGATCTATTACGGTCAGTTTCGTGACGCGGTAATCCGTGGCGAAATCCCGGTCAATAGGGAAATCGCGATGGAGATGAATCGCATCGATGCGCTCATCGCCAACCCGAACATCTATTACGATGATGCGGCAGTTGAGGGTTTCATCCTCTACTGTGAGAATGAACTGACCCTCACTGATGGAAGTGATCTACATCTTCTTCCATCGTTTAAGTTGTGGGCAGAGCAAATCTTCGGTTGGTATTACTTCGTCGAACGAAGTGTTTACGTACCATCGGAAGATGGGCACGGTGGTAAATACGTCAATAAAGTCATCAAGAAGAGATTGACTACTAAGCAATACCTCATCGTGGCTCGAGGCGCTGCTAAATCGATGTATGCGTTCTGCATTCAGAGTTACTTCTTGAATGTGGACACGTCGACTACACATCAAATCACCACGGCACCCACGATGAAGCAAGCTGACGAAGTCATGTCCCCGTTCAGGACCGCGATCACGCGCGCGCGCGGACCGTTGTTCAAGTTCTTAACTGAGGGTTCTCTTCAAAACACCACTGGTGCACGATGGCTACGACAGAAACTCGTGTCCACTAAGAAAGGAATAGAGAACTTTCTCACAGGTTCTCTTCTCGAGATTCGCCCAATGTCCATCGCAAAACTCCAGGGCCTACGTCCTAAGATCTCAACGATCGACGAATGGCTTTCTGGAGATCTACGAGAAGATGTGGTTGGCGCAGTTGAGCAAGGAGCGTCGAAACTTGACGATTACTTGATCGTTGCGATAAGCTCAGAAGGAACTGTCCGGAACGGTAGCGGCGATACCATCAAAATGGAACTCGCTGACATACTCAAAGGAGAGTACCTTGCGCCCCATGTTTCGATCTGGCACTACAAGCTGGACGACTTGGAAGAAGTTGCCAATCCAGCGATGTGGCCTAAGGCGAATCCGAACATCGGTAAGACCGTCTCGTACGAAACATACCAGCTCGATGTTGAACGTGCCGAGAAAGCGCCGGCCTCGCGGAATGACATTCTAGCGAAGCGTTTTGGAATTCCTATGGAGGGCTATACGTACTTCTTTACGTACGAAGAAACCCTTCCACATCGTCCAAGGGAATTCTGGGAGATGCCTTGTGCGTTGGGTGCAGACCTTTCACAAGGTGACGACTTCTGTGCTTTTACATTCTTGTTCCCATTGCGAAAAGGTTTCGGCATCAAGACGCGAAGTTACATTACTTCGTTGACGTTGATGAAACTTCCAGGTGCAATGAGAGCAAAGTATGATGAATTCGTCAATGAAGGTAGTCTACATGTTCTCGAGGGAACAATTCTAGATATGATGGAGGTCTATGACGATCTCGATCACTTCATTGAAGAACAGAAGTATGATGTTCGTGCACTTGGCTTCGACCCGTACAATGCCAAAGAATTCGTTACTCGTTGGGAAGCCGAGAACGGTCCTTTTGGCATTGTGAAAGTTATTCAAGGTGCACGAACTGAGTCGGTTCCACTCGGCGAGTTGAAAATCCTCAGTGAAGAACGTCTGCTCATCTTCGATCAGTTGCTAATGCAGTATGCAATGGGCAACGCCATCACAATCGAAGACACGAATGGCAACAGAAAGCTTCTCAAGCGGAGATACGACGAGAAGATTGACAATGTGTCAGCTCTTATGGATGCCTTTATTGCTTGGAAAGACAACAAAGAGGCATTCGAGTGACATGGATCCCTTAATCTAATAACGGAAGGAGGTGCCTATGGTATCCATGTTCTCTCGTCTGAGAAACAGTCTCAAACATGCTTGGAACGCTTTCCGAGATGTGAACGCTACCACTCGTGTGATGGCTTGGGATGGTGGCGCTGCGTACGGGAGTCGTCCGGATCGTATACGACTGCGATTCTCGAATGAGAGATCGATTATCGCATCGATTTTCACTCGTTTGAGCATCGATGTTGCTTCGATCGACATTCGTCATGTTCGACTGGACGCTGAGAAACGATATCTTGAAGATATTGACAGTGGTTTGAACAATTGTTTGACTCTCGAAGCCAACATAGATCAAGCTGCTCGGCATTTCCGTCAAGATATCGCGCTCACCTTGTTTGACAAGGGCACGTGTGCGATTGTTCCTGTAGACACAACAATCAATCCCAGTGTTTCAGGCGCTTTTGATATCAAAACACTGCGTGTTGGAGAGATTGTTGGATGGTTTCCCCAGCATGTTCGAGTGAGTGTCTACAATGAAGCCAAGGGTTATCGAGAGGAATTGACTCTCGAGAAGAAGTTTGTCGCTATCATTGAGAATCCCTTGTACTCAGTGATGAACGAGCCGAACTCAACTCTTCA